ACTTGAAGAGGAACCCATTACCCGTAGCCACAATGGTCGAGGTGCCATCGTTTTCGATAAGCTCCCCGATACAGGTAATGTTGAACGCACCGAGATCCGCATTGGTGGTACTGGCTTTACGCCAACCCTTGCGGGAGGCTACGCGGCCTGCCTTGTCGATGACACAGTTGGTCGCTTCCAATGCGAAGTTGGGCGACAGATCGACAGGGCTATCTGAGGTGTTAACCCCATAGAAGCCAGGTGCCGCTATCGAGAAGGGAGTGACCGGAGAAGCCATCAGTTCGCAACCCAGCTATCGTTTTCAACGTAACGTGCCGATTCTATCGCAATCTGATCCGATAGGATACTCTTGTAGAGGCCAAAAGCCTCACTGGAAGCCAATCCACCATCTTCACCGCGTTCAGCCAAGGCACGGGCTACTGCACCCGCTACGACGGCTTCCGAGGGAACTAG